ACAGACTTCACCTATATTTCTATCGGATATAAGAAATATGTCTATCTCTGCGCAATACTTGATCTCTATTCTAGAAAATGTATTGCTTGGAAATTGAGTCATCGTATGGATGCAAAGTTAGCATGTGACACTCTAGAATTAGCTCTTAATAAAAGAAAGATTGAAGGAACACTTCTCTTTCATTCCGACCAAGGGTCACAATTTAAGGCCAGCGAATTTAGAAAAATTATTGATGACAACAATATCATGCATTCTTTTTCTAATCCTGGATATCCTTATGATAATGCCGTAACGGAAGCATTTTTCAAGTATTTAAAGCATAGACAAATCAACCGAAAACATTATCAAAATATCAAACAGGTTCAATTAGACTGCTTTGAATACATTGAGAATTTTTATAACAATTACAACCCACATACGGCTAATCTAGGACTAACCCCTAATCAGAAAGAAGAAAATTATTTTAACGCAATAAAATAACACGGTTTTCTGTCTACTTATTTGACATTAGTCCATCCCAACCTTCAACAATTTGAAACTCATTCAGTAATTGGTCAATGATTTCTTTGTCAACGTCTTCAACTTTATAATCTTCTTGAATATCAGCTAACTGATTCATCAACTCTTTAGATGGTGTTAGTGGTTCATAATTGTTAAACCATACTTTGGCTTCAGCGAGTATCTGTAAGAAATAATCTTCTTCCACCTCCATAGGATGTTTTTCCACGTCATTGATACCACATTCAATAGGGAAGAAGCGTCTTTCTGTTCCACTATCCTTAAGAAAAGATTTTTTGTTAGCTGTCCCGATAAAGACACAGTGCCTTGGATGAGGAGTGGCTTTACGTTCATAAGGTTCACGATAAGTATCACTATCTGAGGAAATGAAGCTTTTAACCGTTTCAATTTCTGCCTTTGACATACCTTTTAGCTCCCCTAGCTCGATGATGGCATTGGCTTGTATCTTCTGATAATCACTATCATTTTTACCAAACTTGATTTCTGAATCGGTGTGGTAGCTAGGAAGCAAGCGCTTAGTAACAGTGCTTTTTCCAGTTCCTTGTCTTTTATCAATGAGAATAGGAACGACTTCAAACTTTACTTTACGGAGATAAATTCTAGCTATAAGACCTGTTAGCCATACTTTGGCAATTTCTCTATTATAGGAATTATCAGCACAGCCTAATAGATCAATAAAGTAGCGTTCTCCTCTAGCTTTACCATCCCATTTTTGACTTTCAATACGCTGTTTAATGGGGTGGTAAGAGTTCTTTTTAGCTAAAGCGGTAATAGCTACCTCTATATGTTCTTTACGAGGGGTAAACCGATATTTATCATCAATGAATGCAATACAAAGGCTGGTCTGTTCATTCGTCCATAGCCCTTTTTCTTTAGACCAAGGGAGTGTTTTAGTGATTTCAATAGTTTTTTCAAATTCGTTGTATTTAATACCTGTGAAGATATTTTCGTAGAATTCAAAAACCTTACCGACATTGTAGGGGCTACTAATGACATATTCTTTGTCTCCTCTACCTTTTCGCGTCCTGAATGCAGGGGCAAAAGCAGGTTGAGTGGCTTGTGATAGTTTATTTTGATAATCTTTCAATTCTTCCTTTTCTATGGCTTGATTCCTCTCTTTCTTAGTTCTGTATCGAGTATGCTTCTAAAAGTTTTGTCTATCTCATCAATGGGTAGTGGCTTAGTTGTCACGCTGTTAGCTATTTGTACCAGCTCATAAGCCGTCTCTAAATCACAATCCACCCATTTATTAAATAGCAAACCAACAAATTTAGTTAAGGCTACATTACGTCCGCCTTCGTCTCCAAAACCATTAAACAAGGTATCTATGACCCTCATGGTAATAGAACGCTGACTTCTAGGGCGTGACGTGTAAGTAGTAGTAACCTGTCGGTTGGGTGCTTTAGGGACAGGATAATCAAGACCACGGTTCACATAGCGCTGATAGTCTTCTGGGTCGCCTGTTGTGACGGGTAAGCCTTGTAATTGCGACCAGGTAAGACTAGCTAAATCAAACGGTAGTCCAATCTTATTAGCTATCTCCTTGACCACTTGTTTATACGTCGTTTTGTCCATAGTGTCACTAGGCTTCACGACAAGGCGATAGCGTGGCTTCTCAGGGGTGTGTTTAATCGTTGGATAAATAATATAGCTGTATTCCCAAAGTGTCTTAGAAACGATTTTAGGCAGGTTTACGTCTGTTTCTATCTCGTCATAGTCAAGAAAAATCAAATCACGATAGACTAGACTAGCATTATTGCGCTTATAGCTACCGTTTTTCTCTGGGGTTACCTTGCCACTCAAACAGTACGGAGCTTGTGTTCGCTTGTATTCTTCAATATCGATAGCCTCAGGCGTTTTCATTGGTTTAAACTGTGCGATATAGTCAAACGGTTCTAATTGTCCTTTGTAGGGGTACAAATAAGAGCTAAAGCCTCTTGCTTCATAAATAGCCATCTACACATCCACCCCCAAAAAGATAAGAATATCACTGACCTTGTAATAATGTTTCCTTGTGTCTTCTAGTGGTGGTTGGTATCGTTTTAACCCAGCGTTTTCCCACCGCTTTAGGGTTTTACCTTTGATATTTAATTCCTCTTTGACCTGTTCAGCCGTGATCAACCCTAAAACTCTTGGTTTAGGTTGCTGGTATACTTCTAAGAAGCGATTAAAAGCGGTCAGATTTTGTTCTAAGAGTTTTGCTTCATAATCTTGACTAAATACGTTCATACTAACCTCCTTTGAGTAATTCCTTATAACTGGTTAAATCGGCATTCAATAAGACACTTAGGCGTTGTTGTTCCTTTTGTACTTGATTATAAAAGGCTTTAGCACCATCTAGTAATTCTTCTTTATTAGCTGGGATAAAGTAACCACGATTGAATCCGTGTCTAATGCCAATAATAGGGACGTTGTAGCGCGTGATTAAGCTACTGATGATACTTTGGACGGAGCGTTCTTCGCGTTTCAGTATTAAGCCAATCTCTGCCCTGTAATGGGATTGTCTGCCCCAACCTTAATCAGATTAAGGACACGTCTATAATTTTCAGGCAATGTCATTCAGTTCCCCCTAATTGTAATAATGGTTCTGTGCTTGAATATAAGCCCCATAGTTTGCATTCTGACGTGGTTTAGGTGCTTGGGTATCTTCTGGTAAGTCAATCTCTATTAATGGCTTAGAACGGCTTAGAAGAAGCCCTATGAGACCTAAAACAATGAATAAAATAAGTGTCTGTGTTAGTGTAAAGTTAAGTTCTTGCATGGTTACAACTCCTTTCTGTATTTATGTGTCATCTTATCATGGTCAGAAATAAGGCACTTCAAAGCGCGACAACTCGTGTTTATAATTGCACTAGTTGTTTCCTTACTATATTCTTGAGCAGCCAAATCTAGGACATTTAGAATATCCATAAGTTGACCGCAAAGACCTTCATAATCTACTAAAATGTCGTTAGCGATTTCATTTAATTCTTCAATACTCCTCATGCGGATACCTCACTTAAATAAGTTTCTAATTCCCCTGTGTCTTTCTCTGAACATGGTAAACCGTTAACGGCTCTAAAGACAATCTCTGTGGTTTGTTTATAACCTAAAGCGCCCCATGCTTCTTCAAAAGTAGTGGCACTTTTCCTGAATGTAGTCGTATACTCTGCCATTACATTAGCAATAATCACCCTAGCGATATGATGGTTATATAGTCGAGCAAAATAGGCTTCCGCTTTATCTTTGCTGAGTTGGCGTTTTTTGAGCATTTCTCGTTGTTCAGGAGTGTATCTATCTTTTGAAAAAGGATTTGTTTCTACTCTATATTTCATTATGTTTTTTCTCGCTTAATTATTATTTTCTGTGTAATTGCTTGTTTCTTATACTAGATTCATGCTAGTTTTATGATTAGTTCATGTTAGTGTATAATTCTGCGAATAACTCGCTAGGGATACGCTCTAGCGCTTTTTGTTGTAAGTGGATAGCTTTAATTCTATCTTGTGTTTTGGTTTTAATGTCTTCTATAATTTCGGATGTTGAAACCACTTGTTCATAGTAAATGCTAGCTTTATAAATGAGTCCTTGTTCTTTTAATTCCTTGTTAGCCATCTTTTCAAGAGTAACTTCATGTAATACTTCAACATTGCGATAATGACCGTTTTTAAGGTCGAATGTTAGCCATTTTCTACGCTTCCAATTATATAGGGTACTTCTGCAAACTTCTGAATTCCCAAATCCAAGAAAAGAAGCGATTTCTGTTAATGTTTTCCCTTCAATTTCAGATAGTTTATAAGCGACATTTTTAAATAGTACTCTCGGATTTCTTTTTTTCTTAATCATATTGTTTTGATTTTTGAGCACACAAAAAGCGCACTCCCTTTCTGTTTTTTGTGTTGACTGAAATAGAGTACGCATGTATAATATTTACGTACTCACTTTGTGGGTCGAGCGATAGCATAGTAACCAAAAATTGGCGTTGGCGGTTACTGTGCTATTTTTTTGTTTAGTCTGACAAATCTTCAAGGGCTTTTCTGATTGCTTCTGGCTTTGTTAAGCCATGATTATCAGCATATGCTTGTACCTTTTCATCAAGTCCTTGGCTAATTCTAACCGTTATCTTGATATTGTTCGGTTGCTCGCCCTTTGGTGGTCTGCCGACTGCTCTTTTGTCAGTCATTGTATACCTCCTTAGTTTTGACGACATAATTATTATAATTAAGTCGTCTTAATAAGTCAACCCCTAAATCAAACTTTTTTGCGTACTCTATTCAGTTGTTAAAGGACTAATTTTTTAATATCGTTATATTCTGCATTGAGCTCCAATAGGACAATTACTTTTTGTTCAAGTTTTCTATATCGCGTCAACTCATCAGCACTTAGGCAATCTAATGCAATTTCATAACCTACCCGTGACTGTTTCAGTTGTTTAGCAGTCTGTCCTGTGACAGATTTTAGCAAAAGGTCGCTAATAGCCTTGTAGCTCCATTGATTAAAGTGTTCCCAATCCTTGATAGCTTGTGTTAATTCTTTATGATTAGACTTTTCAAGCTCTCGTATCAGTTTAAAGTTAGCGTTTTCTCTTTCTAGTTCTTCGATATGGTCATAAATCCATTGACGAAAGATTTTACCTTTCTCCGTTTTGGACAGCATACCGATCTCAAAAATTCCTCGCTTATTGAATAGTCGGGTCTCGTATTGTTTGCCATCAGTAGCTGACAATTTGTCAGTAACTGAAAATCGCTTTTCTTTGAGGTAGGGTTGGCGCTCTATCATCTTTTCAATAGCATTTCGGCTCTTATATCCAAATCCCTGCGCTAATTGTTCAATCGTCACAAAAATATTTCTATTCCTGTCCAGATAAAAATCAATTTCAAGTTCTCCAAAAGAACTTTTTACTTGTTTTATGATATTCACTGTTTTACCTCGTTATTTGATTATTGTTGTTTTGTCGGGGAGAACTGCAACTGTTAAGTCGTTGCCTGCTCTGCGGTAGTATGATACAATGGAAGTATCAAATCTTTTACTAAAACCCCTTTAATAATAGCTTGCCTGCTTTATTAATTGAGTTTAGTTATACTAGTTAAAGGCTCTGCTGATTGGTCTCGGTAAGCCTTTTTTTGTTGTTTTCACGCGCATTTTTGCGCTTTTTTTAATTTTTATTGTAGATTGACTCAGACACACTGATATTCAATCCGAACTTTTCTTTAATTCCCATGAGTTCCACAGTATCATCTAAAATCATTTCTCTAGCAACTAACATATCTGGTGTCATTTCTGATTTTTTAACCATTTTTGAATATCCAAACTTGTTGGAAACGGCTTTATTTGTGATTGTGTTAGCTTTAATCAAGTCTTTCTTAGATACCCTATCTAAGCTATTAGTCAATCTTGCCATAGCTTCTTTTTGATGTTCCTTATCCAGCATTCTAAAGACCTCAAAGCCTTCTAGACCAGTTGCTTGTCTTAACTGTTTAATGGTTTCAAATACCCAAAACTTAAATGATTTTGCTTCTGGTTTACGACTTGAAAAAATAGTGTCATAAATTCCAAACTCGTTAACAATTAGCATTTCTTGTTGACGTCCTAAACTGTCTGCGACGTGGTCGGTTGAAACGACCTCATCAACTAAACGCTCTTTCACACGTTTTGGTTTTAAGTCTAGCGCGTGACAAATATCAGCAAGAACTGCCCACCATTCGCCTTGGTGCTCTACAAATCGGATATCATATCCATTCCATGTTTCTGTTCTCAATAAGTTGTCCTTCCTTTAGTAATCTTCAGCAAGCCATTCTATAACAGCGTTATAGATACGGCGCGGGGCGTCATAGTCGCCTTGCTCGACCTTAGCAAGGGTGACGTGAGTAGTATTTAACTTCTCCGCTAAATCTTTAGCAGTCATTCGCTCAATCGCTCGCTTGACCCGTACACGTTTCGCCATTTCTTCTGTAATAAGCATGTATCTGCTCCTTTCTCTAAAAAAATAAAAGCAGACAGTGAAAGGTTGTGATAAGTTTTGTGTCTGCCTTTAGCACATTTTAATTGTGCTATATCTTATATTATACACACTTAAATTATACACGTCAATAGTTTTTCTAAACCTTTGTATATTTTTTTTGTGCATATCTTTCACAATATGATATAATCATAAATGAAAGGTTGTGATATATATGAATAGATTAAAAGAGTTACGCAAAGAAAAAGGCTTGACCCAGCAAGGTCTAGCCGATGATATAGGTGTTCATTTTAGAACGTTGCAAAACTGGGAGAATGGAAAAGCAGATATTAAATCAGACAAAGCCCAAGCCCTAGCGGATTATTTTAACGTGTCAGTGGGGTATCTGTTGGGGTATAGCGATGACTTAGATTTATTTATTCATGGCAACTTGAATGAATTAGAAGATTTACCAACGGTGAAAGTCATAACGAATCTTCATTTTTTAACAAATCCCGAAGAAATTGAAAAACTAAAAAGGGAAACTCTAGCAGCAATTCAGTTTATCGAAAATAATGTAAGTGTGTTATCACATTATGAAACAGCAAAAAAAGGGACTTACTCCCTAAAATTCGAACAGATTACAAATATTTTGTTAGATTTTTATAGTGACTTAGAAAAACAAGAAAAGCAGAATAATAAAACAGACTCTAAATTGGAAATATTCTAACCCACGCGCCAGTATTTTCAAGGGTTTCATCTATATAAATAAAACCATGGTATCTGTATTTAAACGCTTTATACAAAGAAATTTATTGAATTTATTGACGGTGGGGATACCCCAAATGTTTTTAAAAAGCTTATTTTTTATTTTTCTTTACTAACGCCAAAAGAAAGGGAAAGCATAATAAATATTTTAGAGGGACTAGCGGGTTTAGATATTGATTTTCCGCATTAACTCACGCGCATAGAGGAGAAACAAACATGAAAAAGAGAATTATTGTTGTGCTGGTCGCATTGCTAGCTATTGGTGGTGGTTCAGCTTATTATTTCCTAAGTTACGCCCCTCACCAAGAGGCTGTCACAAACTTTAATAAAGCTGTTCAGACAGTTAAGTCAAAGAATAAGACGCTAAAAAGTGAGATTGCCAAAGCTGAAAAGCTCGTTAAGTCAAACCAGCAGCCGCTAGATGTAAGGACTTTAGACAACCTAAAAGCAGCAGTAGCAACTGCCAAAAGTGACTTAAGAGAAATTCCAAAGGTAGCAGATAAAACCGAAGCTATCAAGAAACAAACCAAGTCGCTTAATCAACCAATAGATTATTCAAAAGCTACTCAGTCTTTAGCTGATAGTTCTTTAGCATATACAAATAGTGTTAAGCAACTAGCCCAAATAACCAATCCCAGTCAAAGTTTTGTTGAGGAGCGCTTAAAAGAGATTGATACAGTTACAGGCGTTCAGTCAGTGACAGAAAGCAATGACCCTAATGGAAAACTAAATAAACAAGGTGGTTATACTGCCTCAATCTACTTTACTGATAACCAGGTAACTGAAGCTGTAGAAGGTAAGGATGTGCTCGATAAGGGGACCGATGCAGGAGGAAATATTGAGGTTTTTAAAACCAAAGAAGAAGCAGAAAAACGTAATATATACCTGAGTGCATTTGACAGTGCAGGTATGTTTAATCCAGGTTCTCACTATGTATTTGGAACTGTTGTTATTAGGACATCTCACTATCTAACAGCAAGCCAACAGAAATCTTTAACACAAAAAATATATGAAAAATTGATAGAAATTAAATCAAAAAATTCTGGTTCTACCAAAGACTCCAAGAAGAAAGAAGTTAGCAAAGATAATACAAAAACAAGTACACAAGAACAGCCTGCACCTTCATCAACTACGGACAAAAGTCAGGAATCACAGTCAAGCAGTGAAACTTCAAATAGTGGTGGTAGAGGTGGCACTCGGGGTGTGGAAGATTCAAGTGATACATCTTCATCAAGTGAAATGACGGAAGAGGAATTAAATTCTGCAATTAAGGAAATCCAAGACTCAAGAGATTACTATGCACCGAATGAATTTGAAAATCAGGTTGGTGACACAACTAGCAGTGATAATGGAGATAGTACTTATCATCCATGAGTTATTCCCTCAATATGAAACACCGTTTACTATATTTCTCTTACTTCGCTCTAGCTTCAAGCCAATTTCTCGGAGTTCGCTCTCTGTTCACACTCGAAATTCCATCATTTTTCACCAAATAATTATCTTTAACAACCTTTTAGGAGAGCCGAAAAGTCCGATTTCTGAATACTATATGCTAAAAAAGTCTACTGATCTTAGAAGCTATCACAACGGAAAAAATAAATTAATAAACGACCGATATATCAAGTTTTTTCAAGTTCTTTAAGTGAATTTACCGAGCGTTTTAGGACTATTGAAATAGGTTGACGTATTATGTTGGCACGTACCAACATTTAGGGACTACAGCAACATGTCAACGGAGTTGCCAAATCTCTCAACGTTGAACGATTCAGGAGCGTCAGCCTTCCACCATAGGAAGCCATAGGTTATTCAAGCTGTTCTTGTTTTTGGTCATCTGGAAGGGTGGCAATAAGGTAGAGAGCTTCTGTTCCGATATTTCCCAACGTCGGGAAATTTGGTAATTCATGAGCTATTTTCATCATTCACTTTGCAAAAGTATAATCGATTTCCAACTTATGCAACTACTCCTCCAATAAAAGCAATGGCAGTTAGAAACGTTTGTCTCTTTAATGATGTGATAATTTAGTATTCTTATCCTCGGGGAGGGGGGTCGTGTGAGAAAAAAAGCAAATATTTGGACAGTTGACCCTTCCCACCGGTTTCCAAACTCGGATTGAACAACATTTTTTAATGATGGGGGTAACCTTAAAGGAATAGCCATGAATGAATTACAATTTTTGATATATACGGCTAACAATAGCCAAGAGACAGCCAGCTTTTCTGGGCTATCTAAAAATTTACCAACTTACTAAAACCAAACAAAAAAAGACCTCGCAAGTTTTCCACGCTCGCAAGGTCTTAAAAAACAACAATATTATATCACAATTTTCTATTTATAATATTTCGGATATTAACCCGATACCGTTATTATACCATGATATAAACTAATCTAAAACCCTTTTAATAATAGCTTGCCTGCTGATGGAAAGGTTTATAATCGTGAAAATAAATGAAGTAAAAAAGAAAGATGGTACGGTAATTTATCGTGCCAGTGTTTATCTTGGTACTGATAAAGTAACAGGTAAGAAAGTAACCACTAAAATAACAGGACGAACTAAGAAAGAAGTTAGAGAAAAAGCTAAGCAAGGAGCTGTTGAGTTTATAAAAAATGGTTCTACTCGCTTCAAAGCTACTTCCGTAACAAGCTATCAGGAACTTGCAACCTTATGGTGGGATAGTTACAAACATACCGTAAAATACAATACTCAGCTAGCTACTGAAAAGCTGTTAACCGTTCATGTCATACCAATTTTTGGAGCATATAAGCTTGATAAGTTAACGACACCACTTATACAGTCTATCATCAATAAACTAGCTGATAAAACTAATAAAGGAGAAAGAAAAGCTTATCTCCATTATGACAGAATACACGCGCTAAATAAACGTATACTACAATATGGTGTTATCATGCAAGCTATACCATTCAACCCTGCTCGTGAGGTCATTCTCCCTCGCAACACTAAGAAAGCTAACACTAAAAGAGTAAAGCATTTTGAAAATGATGAGCTAAGAACATTTTTCAACTACTTAAACAATCTAGATAAAAGTAAATATAGAAACTTCTACGAAGTCACACTTTATAAGTTTTTGTTAGCTACAGGTTGTCGCATTAATGAAGCGTTAGCTCTAAACTGGTCAGATATCGACTTGGATAATGCCGTTGTTCATATCACAAAAACGCTAAATTACAAGCAAGAAATTAATAGTCCAAAGTCAAAGTCAAGCTATCGTGATATTGACATAGATAGTCAAACAATTACAATGCTTAAGCAGTATAGACGAAGACAGATTCAAGAAGCATGGAAGTTAGGTCGTTCAGAAACAGTGGTATTTTCTGATTTTATCCATAAGTACCCCAACAATAGAACCTTACAAACTCGATTAAGAACACATTTTAAAAGAGCGAATGTACCGAATATAGGCTTTCATGGTTTTCGTCACACTCACGCTAGTTTATTGCTCAACACAGGTATCCCCTACAAAGAACTCCAATATAGGTTAGGGCACTCTACTCTATCTATGACTATGGATATTTATAGCCATTTATCAAAAGAGAATGCAAAAAAAGCTGTCTCATTCTTTGAAACAGCAATTAACTCAATATAG